TGCAAACTGCACTCGAAGGAGACTTCGATACCGGTAATATGAGATATAAAGCAAGAGAAAGATATTCTTTTGGTTTCTCAAACTGGAGAGCAGTATTTGCATCTCAAGGTGCTTAATACGGAAATTTTCCTTAAAGGGAGCTTCGGCTCCCTTTTTTTTGTCTAAAATTTATTTTTACAAAAAGCTACCTATATTTAGTTTCTTGCTGTAGAATTTAAGTAGCTAATAAATAGAGTATTATGAAAATATATACTGTTTTGCATTCAAGCAATAGCATGTCAAACTCTCCTTGCGTAGGAAAGTGCAGCACTTCTATGGCTCCTTTTGATGAAACATGCAAAGGATGCGGAAGAAGTGTCGAAGAAATACGAGACTGGGAAACCTATACAGAACTCGATAAAAAACTAATAAATTTAAAAAATGTTATGCGGGGATACAGTATAAGACAAAAAATAGAATCTTATGGAGATGAAATGAACGAAAAGAAACAAGACATACAAGGAAGAATGACAACCGTAATATCTTTACTAGAAATGATTGGCAAAGATATGCTAGACGAATACGGCAAAGATCCAAAAATAAAAGAATCCTACCAGGCTTTATATAATTCTAGAGAAGCCATATTAGAATCAAAAGAACACTTTAACAAACAGCTATAAAGTAGTATAGTTATACTAGACCGAGATAATTAACTCGTTACGTCAACTGGCTCGGCAGACTTACTCCAAAGATGACGTAACAAAATTAGGAGAAAAAAATGGCTAATTCAACTTTTTCAGGTCCGGTAAGATCGGAAAACGGATTTCAATCTGTTTCTAAAAACGAAACTACAGGAGTAATTACTGTAGAAGCAACTTACGACGTAAGACCTAACTTCAGAGTAACTGTAGATGATTCAACGCTTAATACTGGCGCTGCTGTTACAACTACTTTAACAAAAGATCAGTCTGGAACTATTTTTAATATTGATGGTACTGATGATATCGTAGTTAACATGCCGGCTCTAAGTACTGACAACGTTGGTATTACTTATGAGTTCTTTATAACAACTGCTGTTGGTTCAGGTAAAACTGTAACATTCGTACTTCCAGGTGCTGGAGTATCAAACTTCTTTGGTGCTTTACAACTTATGGGCGGTACTGCTGCAAACCCAGCCTCTGATGTTGCAGGTGATACTTTAACTATTCCAGCACTTTCTGCTGTTAACGGTAGAGTAAAGCTTACTTGTATTTCTGATGACGGTACTAACTCAACTTGGAAAGCAGAAACTTTAACATCTGTAATAGCAACTATTGCTTAATAACAGGAGATAATTATGGCAGGTAGAATTGTAGGCTCAGATGTAAAAACAGCAACAACAACTTCAGCTGCTACTGGCGGCGCAGTATTGCGAAACGGTAGATCTAGATTAAGAGGTTATATTATTGCTGGTGGAACTTCTGACGGTACTGTTACTTTTAGAGACGGTTCTGTTACAGGCTCTACCTTATTAATTGCTCCTTGCAACGCAAACGATACTGAAACTTTAAATATTCCAGATTCTGGAGTTTTATTTGAAGACGGTATTCACGTTGTATTAAGCAATATAGATAGAGTAACTGTCTTTCATTCGTAAATTATGGCTCGCGAAGTTTCCTCAATATCACGCGTAGGAACAAGCGAGCCTTTTGAATTACAAGTATCAAGAGGACAGGTTGCTTATCACGAAACTCAATTTAAGTTTGGTTTCAATTCAGATATTGATGATTCTTTAGAAACAATTTGGGCAGAAGGTGGTTTATATAGTTATCTTTCATCTGCTACTGTTTTAAAAATATCAAGCTCTTCAACAAACGACACCTCAGCAGGTACTGGTGCAAGAACTATAACAATTAACGGTCTTGATGCTAATTATGATGAAATAAGCGAATCAGTAACTTTAAATGGCCAAACAGCAGTAAATACTACTCAATCTTTTTTAAGAGTATTTAGAATGATTGTTAATACAGCAGGATCTGGTAATCAAAACGCTGGAGTTATATATGCAGGTACAGGAACAGTAACCTCTGGTGTACCAACTAATAAATACGGAACTATAGCTGTAGGTGATAATCAAACGCTTATGTGTTTTTGGACTGTGCCTAGAGGTTATACAGCTTATTTATATCAAGTAGATATAAGTATGAATACTGAAGTAGCCAACAAATACGGTACAGTATCTCTAGTGGCTAGACCAGATGGCGGCGTTTTCAATGTCAAAGATAAATTTGCTTTATCGCAAGATATTATTCATCAAGAGTTTAAACACCCAATAAAATTTGCAGAAAAAACCGATTTAGAAGTAAGAGCTATAGCTAGTAGCTCAAACGCAAATCTTGCAGTATCTGCAGGGCTTGATATCGTATATATACAAAACAGACCTTATCCAGAATAATTATGGCAGAAAGAAGAAAATCTAAAAACATACCAAGAACAACAAAAGGTAAAGGTGCTAATTATAGACCTACCAAGAAAGGTGCCGGTATGACGGCTAAAGGTGTTAGAGCTTATAGAAAAGCTAATCCAGGATCTAAATTAAAAACAGCTGTAACAGGTAAAGTAAAAAAAGGATCTAAAGCAGCAAAAAGACGTGCTTCATATTGCGCTAGGTCTTTAGGTCAATTAAAAAAGAGTTCAGCAAAAACTAGAAATGATCCTAATTCAAGAATTAGGCAAGCAAGAAGAAGGTGGAAGTGTTAAATGGCAAAAGGTAAAAAAGACGCTTGTTATAAAAAAGTAAAAGCTAGATATAAAGTTTGGCCATCTGCATATGCAAGCGGCGCTTTAGTTAAATGCAGAAAAGTAGGAGCTGCTAACTGGGGCAATAAATCAAGGCAAAAAAAATCAACTGGAGGCGAGGTAACTTTTGTAACTCCTAGAGGCTTTAGTAACTTGCTTAAAGGTAAAAGAAGAAGGACCAAGCTAGGATAATGGCAGAAGAAGGATTAAAAAAATGGTTTTCCCGCAATAAAGGTAAGGGTTGGGTTGATTGTAAAACCGGCAAACCTTGCGGTCGTCAAAAAGGCGAAAAGCGTAAAGGATATCCAGCTTGTAGGCCAACGATGGCTCAATGTACATCTGCTGCAAAAAAGAAAACGGGACCTAAACGTATTAGTTGGAAAAAAGGCAGAGTTAAAAAATCAGTTGGTGGCCCTGTAACTATTAGAGGACAGGGTGTTGTTATGAGAGATAGGTTAAGATAAAATAAAAAAATGGCAAAATTAAAAAACCCAAAAAAAGCAGATCTTGATAAAGACAACAAAATTAGCTCTTACGAAGAAAAAAGGGGTTTAGCTGTTGAAAAATCAATGGCAAAACAAAACAGAGTAAAATTAAAAAATGGCGGTTTTATAGCAAAAGGCTGCGGCCAAGTTATGAACAATAGAAGAAAAGTAACTACAACAAGCTAGGAGAATAAAATGTTTAAAAGAACTAAAATGTACGCAGCTGGTGGACCTGTAAGCAAAGGCACTAAGTATATGGCTAAAGGCGGAGCAGCCAAAAAAACAAAATATATGGCGAAAGGCGGAGTAGCTAAAGGTACTAAATACATGGCTAAAGGCGGTGTATCAAAAGGAACTAAATATATGGCAAAAGGCGGCAAAGTTTAACTTGCAGCCAAATGTCATACTTAATTTCAAACATACCTCAGTTTAAGTGCTGGGTTAGAAAAGAATTTACAGCAAATCATAGTAAATATCATGGAGAATATTTGCATGCTTTGGCTATAGCTGTAAATACAATTCCAGATAGATCTTTATCATTTCAAGTAGTTTTTACAGGATGCGAAATAGATAGCGAAGAAGACGCTCCAAATGTTCATGGTGGCGCTATGTGGGCTCGAATGCCTATTCAAGCACTTGTAGCAGATATACCTCTTCAAGAATGGCCAACTCCAATGGAAGATCATTTAGCTCAACCTTGGGACTGTCTTAGCCATCATCATTCTGTAGTTACAATGGACAGAGTAAGTTCTTCTCCCTGGCTTTGTAAAATAGGTGGAGAATTTTATACAGGAAAATATTTATTTACTGTAGACTATACAGATAACTCTATAGCAGATGATCCTGCTCAACATAAGCAGTCTCATGTGTTATATTTAACAGATGCTGGTGAATATACTGGCAATTTTGTTGCTTTACCAAATAATAGAGTTAGAGCAACAAATCCTGCTTTATGGCGTGTTGGTGAGGGAGCTCCAGACTTTATGCCTTCTCAATGGACGCATTCTGCAGAACAGCATGAGAGCTATATAGATCCAAATATAACTTTTAATAATCTATACGCTCCAGAGGAAGATTAATATGACAACATCTAGCAGTACAGATTTTGAACCAAACGTAGCTGAGTTTGTAGAAGAAGCATTTGAAAGATGTGGGCTAGAACTTAGAACTGGTTACGATTTAAAAACAGCTCGCAGATCTATCAATCTAATGTTGGCTGAATGGGCTAACCGTGGTTTAAATCAATGGACTATAGAACAAGCAACCGAAACTGTAACACAAGGAACTGCAAGTTATTCTTTAAATACAAATGTTATTGATGTATTAGATGTTGTTTGCAGAAGAACTGTAAACGGAACTCAAACAGATA